AGAGCCGTCTAAATGATGCAATTTGTCTCCAACCTTTAAGTTGTCTACATCTTTCCATTCATCATCCACCCGCATTGGGTGATTACCTGTGACGTTAATGTTGTTGTTGATAATGTAGTAACCTTTTGTATTTGGGTGAACAAATACAGTAGGTACTGGTGAGTCTATTACCTCTCCAGTTTCAATATCAAATGCTTTAACTGTGTCGCCCACAACAACATTTTCAATGTCTTTTTCAGTGCCATCCGACATTGCTATCTTAGTTCCAGCTAAAAAGCATGACATTGGTGGTCGTGGTGGTTGTGGTCGTGGAGTCGCGTACCCCGGTGGAAAAGGTCGTGGGTCAGGTCGATCTGGACGTGGTGCGGGTCGTGGGCCACCAGCCACAGATGGCAGTGGTGCGTATCGGGGATCGACAGCTACTTTTCGCCGTATTGGAGTCCAAGGACTGTTAGGTCTTGGAGGCATCATGTAAGGATTGCCAGTTTCTACTTCTGGTTGTGACGGATTGGAAACATACTCATTGTATAAGTTTTGAAAACTAGATGGGTTGTCGTTACCATAAGAGGTTCCGCCCATATAACCTGGAGCCTGTCTGTTTAAACTGGATATGCCTTGGTTTTCCATTGTAGGTCGTTGAGTGCCGCCAGCTTGATACTGCGACTTTAGCTCTGGAGACATAGAATCCCATTGATTTTGAGAGTTACTTAATGCCTCAAGTTGTCTGCCTTGATACTGAGGAGCTTGCTGTTGAGAATACTGCTGACCAGCTCCATTGTTCTTCATTCCGCCCACATTCTGCTGGGTTTGATTTTGGTTCCCACCGTACAATCCGAGATTACCTCCCGCACCGCCTTGATTACCTTGATTGCCTTGATTGTTTTTACCACCCATAATAATTCCCCTTAATTGGCTGCAACGCCTTTAGTTTTTTCAATAGTTCTTGCTGTTGTTAAGCCTAACATACCCATTAATAAAGGCAGCATGACCGTCATATCTAGTGGCTCCATGTTAATAGGAGTATAAGCTTCTACAACTGGCCCTGCCATTGGGATTACGACATAGTTAATCCCAAGTGCAAAGACAGTCAGCCACCCGCAGGCAGGCCGCCAGCCACCTTTAAACAGAGATTCACTAGAAGCCTCTGCTTTATTTATTTCTAATTGAGCTAATACTTGAATGTGGGCATTTTGTTCAGCCATCGTAGCTATTTTGTACGCAATCTCGGCTTGTTTATCTTTGTCTACAATAAATTCAGACAGCAAATCAGACACAGGATCAACCAAAGAGCCTACAATAGAAGTAACAATGCTCACGCTTCTAACGCCTCAACTTTAGCTGTAAGTTCCTTAATAGACTCGACAAGCAGGCCAACCATGTTGCCATATCCTACAGCGAGGTAGCCGTCTTCGTCTTCAATGACAGCTTCGGGGAGTACGGCTTGTACTTCCTGTGCTATCAGACCAGTGGCTACTGCGCCGTTCTCGATGTACGAGAAGGTGATACCGTTGAGGGTGTTCACCTTAGCGAGTGCGCCAGTGATAGGCTCTACGTTCTCCTTCAGGCGTATGTCGGACACGTTGCCTGTAGTACCAGAGGAAGTCCAGTTGGCACCAGATGCCCTGAGCCAAGCTGTTGAAGACTCTATCTTTACGTCTCCTGCGCTGACAGCATTCCTAGCGCTGCCGGTGGCGTTTATGACAATGCTGCCGGCAGCTTGAGTAGTCTGCCCAGCCCTGTTGCCGATAGCGATAGCGTTGAGTCCCTGAGTAGTCTGCCCAGCATACAGCCCTATGGCAACAGCTTGTCCTTGTTGACCTGTGCTGCCAGCAGCGTTACCGATAGCTACGGCGTTGTTAAGCTGCCCTGAAGTAGCAGCAGACTTACCGATAGCGATAGAAGCGCCGCCCTGTGTCGTCTTTCCAGCAGCGCTTCCAATGGCTACTGAGTCTGAGCCTTGGTCTGAGTAGCCACATTGATAGCCTACAGCGATACCCTTTGCGCTTTGGCCTGAGTAGCCACATTGCGTACCTACAGCTACAGCGTTAGTCAGTTGTCCGGTATAGCCTGACCTGTAGCCAACAGCCGTAGAATTGTTGCCCTGTGTTGTCTTGCCAGCCTCGTAGCCCACAGCGACACAGTTATCTCCCTGTGTAGTTTGCCCCGCTGCGCGTCCGACAGCAACAGAGGCGTCTCCTTGGTCTGAATAGCCTGCCAAGTTACCAAAAGCAGAGGCGTTTATGGACTGATTAGAGTAACCTGCTCTCCTTCCGACAGCAACAGCGGTAGTGATCTGCCCTGTATAGCCTGCCTCATAGCCTATGGCTACGCACTCCACTCCTTGGGAAATATTTCCTGCCGAAGTGCCTATGGCTACTCCTTTAGAGCCTTGGGTTGTCTGTCCAGCACTGTTTCCGACAGCTACGCCATTTGCTCCTTGGGTAGTCTGACCCGCAAAGTATCCAATCGCTACAGCCTGCGCTGTCTGTGCAGTGAGGCCAGCTTGGTTGCCGATAGCAATTGATGAGCTTCCCTGTGTAGCATTCCCTGCGTTACTGCCTATAGCTATACTAGACCCTGCTTGGGTAGTCTCGCCTGCGTTCTTTCCTATAGCTACACTAGACCCGCCCTGAGTAGTTGCTCCAGCACTAGTACCAGCTCTGAAGCTGTCAGCGCCTGCGCCTGTGCTTAGTAAGCCACCAGTGAACGTGTTAAGTCCTGTCCATGTGTTGTCTAGCGGAAGCAAATTATCATTGGCGGTTGATACTGTAAACCACTGCAATAAAACATTGTCCCATATTTGAACGCCCGATGTCTGCCAGCGCATAACGTCTTGAGTTAAGATCGCCATACGAACATCACCGCTATCCTCTCTATACAGGCCAGAGGAAGTTTCATTTACAAATGATGCAGAAGGTAATAATTTAGTGCCGTCAGCAAACCTGAAAGAAGCTAACATGCCCCCTCTGCCATAACGATCAAGAGAATCAGTCAGCGCAGTGCTAACATCATTAAGTGTGGTATTTGCCCAGCTAGACGATATAACCGTTCCACTAAGAACTGGGTTTCCTGCTACTAAAGTGTATGAGCCTGCTGCATCGCGTGGCATTACTTATTCTCCTGCGGCTTCTATAGCCATGTATTAAATTAGTTACTAATATTCTTCTTCTGGTCTATTTGTAGAGCCTAATGCTGCTGGTCTTTTAAGGTAATCTGGAATTTTATCTAACTGTTGCGCTAAAGTTTTTTGAAGTCCAGTATTGCCGAGTACAGCATCGCCAGTTTTTTGTGCAAAAGGAACAGCTAAACCTACACCTGCAATTCTTCGCATAAATGAAAGAGGGGCAGGATCGTCTGCACTTTTAGATATTTCTGCTATATCCATTACTAATTCTTGCAATGGCCCTTGTCCATACCCAGCAGCGTCACCGCTTGATTGCAAAGAAGTTATTAACTCTTTTGAAGTAAACTCTCCCCTGTCTTTTAAAGATTTTTGAGCAGCACTTTTAGCAAGAAGATAACTTCCATATTGAGCGTCTACTGCTTGTAATTTGTCAAAAACACCACTTGGCGCACCATCACGCAAAGTAGTTCTAAGTTGTTTTAAAATTTCTTGATAATCATAATCATCTAAGGCTGCGTTAATGCGTTTTCTTAAAACATTGTCTAACGCTTTAAATTTTTCTGGTGTTATATCAGTAGTTAATTCGGCAAAATCTGTAACAATATTATCTAATTGTTTTTGTTGAGCTTCTGGGACTCTATTTTTTGCAGCATCTACTACATCTACAAATCTAACTCTTGCTGTGTTGCTTATAGCCGTAGCTCCTTTCCACGCATCCTCATAAGCTTCTTCAAAACCTTGTTTTAATTCAGCTATACCTAATACGCCAGATTGAGAAACTCTTTTATTAGGAGCAGTAGCCCCTTTGTAAACTAATTCAGCAGTTTCTTTTAACGCTCTTTCTTCTGCTTTTCTTACACTAGGAGCCATAACAGGAGTAACTTCTGCAATAGACTGCAAAGCTTTTAAAATTTTATTGTTAGAAGCTTGTCCAGGAGTTAAATAAGCACCAGCATCCATAATCCTGCGACCTGCATCACTTACATTTATACCTCTTACTGCTTTTGAAAGCACTTTCCCCGCAAGTTCGCCTCCAAGTGCGCCTATAGCAGCACTTTCTGCATTACCTGCTCTTGTTTCTCCTATATCAGGGGCTTGTGATGCCGCTAATCCCGTTCCAATAACGCCATCAACACCCGCAGTAACAAGTGCTTTTGCTTTTTTGCTAGCCTCTATTGCTTGCATAGCGTTTTTTGTTTTTCCTGCTACTTTTGCTGCTTTTAAAAGCGCACCTCCAGGAGCTATAATCTGGCCTAGCTCACCTACAACTTGTCCCGCAGTTCCCCAACCGCTTTGCCCTGCATCTTGTCTCCAATCTTCAAGTTGAGCATTAGCATTTTCAGCAGGAATGCCAGCAAGATCACGAACGCCATGATAAGTTTCAAGACCTGATAAACCTATACCTTCACCAAAATCTTCATACCAAGGTTCTTCTTTTCTGTTTTTAGTTTGTAATTCTCTAACTTTAAGAGCAACTTCTTCATTTGTTGCTCCTTCTGGCCCTTTAATTTTTACAACAGTTCCATCTGGAGCTTTCATGCTATAAACAACACTCATGGCACTAACTCCCAACCAGCTTCTTCAGAAGACAAAGCATTTCTAACATTACTAAAAATAGGGTCATTTTTTAATTTATTATATTTTTCAAATCCTTTTTCGTATGCGTCCATCATTTCTGCTTGTGCTTGTGCAGCCATTTCTTCTCCTTTAGCTCCAGGATTGTATTGTTTTATTTTTGCTATAAGAGTTGGCATCCATTGCGTTTTATACCATCTATACATTGAGGCAGGTTCGTTAGAGCGACTAGGTGATGCTTCCATAGCAATAGCTAAATCTTTATCAGTAGGGTTTATACCTAATTTTGCTAATATTGGCCCTGCCGCTTCTAAACTAACATTAGTCATTTGCATTCCAGTTGCTTGTTCTTCCTCCAAGCCAAATATTGGAGCCATATAATCAGTTGCTATTTTTTTAGGATCATAAAAAGGCCCACTTGCTGCCATCATTTGTTCTGGCTGACCTAGCAAATCAGTTGCCACATCGTTTGTTATTAAAGTCTGTGTCTGTGTCGCTTCCCGTTCTTCAGTTGTTTCAATTTCTTTAGGAGTAGGCGGTTTAGAAGTATTTTGACTTCCATAAACTACTTCTGTTAAACCTGGAAGCACATCTTTAACAAAAGCTTCTGGCATTAACTCATTTGAAGTTGAATAATAATTTCCATGCCCATCTTGTTGCATATTAAGAATATCAACTCCTCCTTCTTCATTTGGCACATAATACGCTACATCATTTCTTTTCATTTTTAATTTTTTGAATGCCTCAGAGTTTTCCCCTGCACTTACGCCAGCAGCCACTTTAGCTGCTTCAACATCACGGTCATTTTCAACTGTTGCCGCTGTTATTTTAGCTAATTCTCCTGCTTCAAAATTTGATTGAGCTTGCTCTGCAAGGCTGGCTTCTAAAGCTAACGCTGCTTCTTCTTCTGCTGCTTCTGCTGACAATACCAAGCCAGCTTGCTCAGTCACATCTACGTCTAGCTGTTCAGCATCTTTCCTTGCCTGACCTTCTAAATAGCCGCCTACAAGCTGATTAGTTACGCCCTCTAACTGCTCACCCCAGTTAGGCTGTGTTAGTGTAGCCCATCTGCCTTCTCCTACCATTCTAGCTTGAGGCATACCTTTACCTCTTAGACTTGCAGCTCTAGCTCTTTGTGAGGCTATGTTAGATTCTTGGCCTTTAAATGACCTCGCCATAGCTTCAGCATTTTCTCTTTCTGATTGAGCTTTTGCTGCATCCACATAGCCACTCACCATACCTGAAGTTGTTCCTGCGTTCACAGCCTGTTGGCCTACATTTGCAAGGGTAGGATTAGCTGCGCCTGTATACGCATTGTTACTTCGCGTAATAGCTGCAAGCATTCTTTGTCTTTCTAGCTCAGTCACTTTATTCTCCTAGCAATGCGCCATAATTAACGGCCTTTAATCCACCGAAATCTATGGTGTATTTTTCAGGAATTTCATCTGCCATAACACCTTCATGCGCGGAACCATCATATTTTAAATTGTAGCTATACCAAGGATAGCCTTTGTTAGTTCCAATGCGTTTAATATTATATTTTAACCTGCGGTCAGAAACTTTTGCCGCCGCAACTGTACCCGCTGCGTTAATTAATGCGTTAGTAGGATCAGCGGCCGCATCAGCATTAGCCTGTGCTACACCACTTCCTATAATATCAGCAGGTTGTGCAACTCCAGCCTGAGCAAAACTAGGCATTTGAGGCATTCCAACTTGTTGCCCGCTTAACAACGCATTGATTTCATTAAGCTCAAATCCTCGTAACTGCATTGCTTCAGTAAGTTGCTGCTGACGTATTTGATTAGAATACTGGCTTTGAGTCATTGCCTGATTAAAGTTTTGATTATTAGCTCCTATAGCCTGATTGTATCTGTTCTGTTGCTGACCCATCATTTGATTATACATTTGTGAAGATTCAGCCATTCCAGCTTGATTAGCACTCCACAAGGCTTGATTATTTTGATCGTTAAATTGTTGTCCTTGACTTTGTATCTGATTTTGCCATGCTGCATCTCCAGGTTTTAATCCCTGATTCCGCATTTTCATTTCTAAAGAACCTCTTTGAGATTCTTGTTGAGGGGCAATGCGAGACATAGCCTGCCCATATACGGCATCTTCAGCAGCTTGACGAGTTCCGTAAGCATTGCCAATGTCAGGCTCAGTCAAGGTAAAATCTGTTTGAGGCGCATAAGCTATATCTTGAACGCCTCTTAATTCCATTGGTGTGCCAAACGTACTTCCCATACGTCCTGTAAGCATTCCAGCAATATCCGTTCTGCCGCCTTGAATAGCTACTTGCTTGTTATATATGTCCTGAAGCTCAGGACTTAAAGCCATAGTATTTGCCCAATTAGTAACTGCCTCCCCAGTAGCAGGATCAATTCCAGCAGTAGCTTCCCAAGCACTGGCTCCCCACGGAGTATATTGCGTAGGGCGATTAGCATAAATCTGATTGCGAATTACGGCCTCGTTTTCTTCGCCTTGGCCTGCCGCAAGCGCACCAAAATCTGGCATATTATTTTTTCCACCCATGTTATTCTCCGCTTGCCGCTACGTTAGTATAATTGTTGCCCCATCCAATAGGATTAGCATATCCTGATGGAGCTTGTGGCCCTGTGCCGCTTCCAATATAAAGATTGTTCATAATTTTAGTTAAAAATGGCTTGTTGTCAGCCCCCAAACTAGAACCAAAACCCTGAATAAAATCATTAGGGTTATTTTGTCTTGCCCAGTTAAAAGCGTCAGAAGGATTATTCCCATTGGCATCTGTCTGGCTCCAGTTTGTTATTTTTTCTTGATCGGCTTTACTGCTAAAAGCAGCAAGCGAGCTTAACGAGTTTAATATTCCTAAATTGCTAGTGTCTCTTGTAAAGCCTTGTCTAAGTTTAAACGTCTGAGGAGGTGGCTCTCCTCCGCCCATTGTAACGGTAGGCAATCCTTTCCCGTTATTTGCCCAGCTCCAATCATTTTCGCCAGCCATCCAATTTTCATAAGGATTACTTTCTGCTTCGTATGCGGCTCTTTGACTATTACGCTGCCTGTTTAAAAACCCTTGTTGCTCGCGCATGTAATTAGCAGTTTGTTGCTGATAAAATTCATCATTTCCGCCTTGGATATTAGGCATTCCCCAAGGAGTATCTTGGCCTGGTTGATAGCGTTCAAAGGCTTGATAATCTGTATCATAGCCTCCCCACATCCTATCTCCGGGAGTTTTTTCTCTAAAATAATCCCAGTCCCATGATGTGTCTGCGGGAGGATTTCCTTCTAAAAATTCGCCATCTCCCGTAGGCGGAGGTACGTTATCGTATGAGACGGTAGGATAGACAGGAAAAGTAGGAATAGGCGGCGGCACATAAGGTGGCGGTTGCCCTGTAGGAGGGCCGCCTGTAGGAGGGCCGCCTGTAGGAGGTTGACCTGTAGGAGGCTGACCTGTAGGAGGCTGACCTGTAGGAGGCTGAACTGGTGTTTGATTTGAAGGAGGCAAAGCTATATACCCATCATGCTCACCTGTTGGATTGTCCAACTTTATTGTTGTAGATGCTGAAGGCAATATCCCCAGCACAAATTTTCCAAGATGATTAGTATAGTATCCTGTTATTCCATTTCCAGGTCTAAAATCATTTCCTCCTACTCCAGAAGTGCTTCCAGGATCAGAAAAGCTTTGGAACTCTCCTGTTTCTGGGTTCCAAAGAGTCCATCCTTTATTATTGTCCCATGCCCCACTTGTTTGCCCCTCAAGAGCAAAATTATTTTCGTTTGGGCTTACCAGCGAATAAGGAGACATATCAATAGGATCACGAAATCCAACACCAGTTGAAGGCTCCGAACCTCGGCCTATGTTGTTAGGGCCAGAAGGAGTTCCGCCAGTTGCTGCATTGCCTACTAGTACAGCTCTGTCGGCAGCATTTTCATCTGGATTGGCAAATGTTCCATCTTCTACTCTGGCTAAGGCCGCCTTACGAACTTTAACAAATAATGCTGTTTGTTTTTTAGCGCTCCCAATGTTTTCATTCAGCCACTGCTGCCCAGCTTGTATTTGTTCAGAGGTAAAACCACTTCTATCTTCTGCCCTAGCAATAACATGAGCAGCTTGTTCAGCATTACTCATATTACCCCAAGTTTTACCTGTTACTTGCGATTTCATTATGCTGCTTCCTTTTGTTCTATGCGTTTAGGCAGCCAAGGATTATTTTCTCTCGACATGCGTATTATTATATAGTCTACACCTTCTGCGTATCCGTCAGGAATTCGAGCAACTTCTTCAAAACCCATTTTTAAATCAAAATCATAAGCTTTTTTATTGCCAGCAGGGACTGTTCCAAAAACATATTTGCGGTCACACGTTACATGAATATGAAAAAAAGCTTCTCGCAACAGTCCTGCTCGTATACACATAGGGTTATCAATGGCTATATGAGCCTGACACCCTGATTTAGTCCAACTATCCATAACAACAATGCCAGAAATAACACCTGTAGCCTCATTGTAAGCAACTAATCCTTGAGAATCTTCGACTCTCATTGGAGAAGCTCTTTTTGCCATCCAGTCCCATTCAGTTTGATCGGTTAAAGGCTTAAATTTTATCATTATAAATAACCTCCAACATTAAATAATACGTCCCAGCCTACTATATTAATCCGAGTGCTTGCACTGCCTGACATGCCTACAGCAAAAGATCGTCCTATGCCTAAATTTCCAGAAATAAAAGATTTCCCTTTTAAACTAAAATCCCATAAATCTGAATCCCATACAGCGCTGTCCCAAACAGTTGCTCCTAATGCTGCCGTAACAGGCGGAGGTGATATATATTCTTCAAGATTATAATCATAAACAGCTTTTACTGTCAGAGATGCAGTGCCAGCAATTAACCCTATTGTTCTTATAAAGCCAACGCGAGTAAAATTAGAATGCCCAGCAGGGGCTTGGAAACTAGTTAAACACCTAAAATTAATAGGCGATCCAGCAAAAGACGTTTTACGCAAACTAACGTCATAAAATGTGCCTGTAAAATTCTCATCGCCCACAAGAGCCATTTGTGTATTAGTTTGTGTTGAAGTAAAAGTAGAAGTAAATAACCCGCTTCCAGAAATAGGGCTATCCATAACCTCTGTGCCAATAGAAATTGAATGTTTTCCTGCTCCATCATAAAGAGCCGCTTTAATATTTCCAACTAATCCACTAAAACTAGAATCTCCTACTATGCTTATAGTAGAAATGTCAGTAAGAGGAACAAAAGTAGAAGAATAACTATTATCTCCAGAGCTAAAAGGAGTAACAATTTCTGTCCCTGCTAATAATTTATAAGTTCCTACGGCAAGTCCAACTTCAAAAGAAATTGAATATCGCTCGCCCGCCTTTAAGTCCGAAACAAGATTAACTTGGTAAGTCGTTTCGGCTATTTGAGTGCCGTCACAAGCAATTATTAAGCCAACTACACTCCATTCTGCGCCAGGAGGAACAGTGGGAACATTTTGCCACAGATTAATTAAAGGATTTGCTTTTATTCTATAAGAAATACTATAGCTAGTGTCTGAAACAATAGCAGTAGCTAAGTCTGTTTGATATTGGGTTTCAGCAATTTGGCTTCCATCACACTGAAATTCAAGAGCAACAGGAACAGTCCAAGGTGCTGGAGCTGCTGGATTTGGAACATTTTGAAATTTATTGTCATTGTCAATTTCTGTGCCATCTACAGTGCCGTCATTAATGTAAACAACACCATCTGGGCCGCCCATTATGTAATCACCGCCCAAAGAATCAGCACTAAATATTGGCACACTTTCCCAGAATCCCCAAGCGCCTGTCTGAGTATTCATATTGTATTGAATATAAGGTGTTGAGCTTGGTTTAGGCGTTATGATTTGAAGAAATCCATCAGAAGGATTAACAACCATCTGCCATGAAGGAGATGCATTACCTTGCTTAACATCTGCCCTTAAAAATCTGCTTATTTTTCTAGAAGGCATGTTCCCCGACAAGGGTTCGCCGCGCAATAAGTTATTAAGCGATACAAGGCCATAAGTTGATAACACATACAAATCAGGGCCATAATCAACGGCAACCCTTCGACTGTTGGGTGTCTGGCCTATAAACCAATTTCCTTTTGTACTCCAAGGTGTGCCTCCTGTTGGAGTAATTTCTGGGTCTTCACCTTGATAAATAATAACATCACCACCACGGCCAATAGCAACCATCATGTCATCAACGCCAATTCCACTATCTACAGTCCAAGTAAATAACCCCTGCAAGTTTCCACCATGAGGCATTTTAGACCCAAAGTTAAACTTAGTTAATTGCCCAGATATTGAAGCAACAGGCAAATACCAAGCATCATCTTCATCTTCAAGAATTACCCAGATGCGCTGTTTAAACACCATGACAAAAGCCACGTTATCCACAGGAAATGGCTGTTCTACTGGAGGGTCTTGATTGTCGAGGTAATGCCATTCCCCCGCCCCAGTGCCAGAGATAGGCTGCGTCCATACATCAGTGGCTTCTTCATACTGCCAAATGCCATTTAAACCGTCAGCATAGAATAAATAATGCCCTCTAAGTCCTGCTCCAGCAGCATCGCCTGTAAACTCAGCCCATACTCCGTACCCTGAAGGATCAGAAGTCTGTACAAATGTTGCTTTTCTAACAGGAGTATTAGTGTTAAATAGCGTTACGTCCCAGATTCCTTCTGCTGTAACGCCAAAAATACGGTTGTTGGCTTGATCTTGTATATTGGATTCAAAAGGGATAATTGTTCTAACATCGTTATTAACTGCTGAATCAACAACACAGCCTGTAGCCCACTCCCGATAGCCTTGACGAAGCCTCATGCCATATTCGCTAGGCATTAGGTTATAAGTGTATATTGCGTCTTCTGGCGGCATTAGCAGCAAAGAATCAAGAGCATTGATGCCCCCTACTGCTGCGGGAAAGGTGTAGCTAGTAACAGTTGGCTGGGCAAGTTGATTACCGTAGCGACCTAATGTTGTCTTACGCTGATAAGTCATATAAAAACCATTGACAAAACAACTAGCTGTTTTAAAAACATTTAAGCCCCAAACCCAGTATCGCCAGTATTTCCATAAGGAGTTATATAGCGCATTCCTCTGGAGCCATAAGAAGCATTAAGAACTTGTGCGCCTGTAGATTTACCAATTCTTCCGCCAAGCAACGTATCAAATTCCATTGCAGCAGCAGAATAATCAAATCCTTTAGCTTGTAAAAACTTTAATTTTAAAAACTTAATAGACAACAAAGGGTCAAGGCAGCAAACATTAGTCCCAGAATTTATGGTATCTCTAGTTGCAGTGTCTGCCCCTTGTTCTTTTAACCAACTTCTACTAACGTATTCAAAGCTAATATCTAAGCCGTCAGGCGGAGGATTAGGAAATAAATCAAATTTGCCATCTAACTGCCGAAAACAAGCGTAGATAGTTTTATTAAATAGATTTCGCCCTTTAAGATATGTCCATTCTTGAGCAGACAAAGGGCCGCCAATAGGCAGCCTTCGTGTCTTGTCCCAACCTGTCTGATCTATCATGTAATTAAAATCATCAGGCAAGTCATAAGAGCCAGTGTCAGCGCTTGTAGTAAGAATAGAATAGGTCTTTATTAATATAGGCCAATCATTTAACTCGCACAGCTCTTGCCCAGAAGAATTTAATAACCCGACCATTTGGATAAATGTATCGCCCGTATCTGATGCTGGGTCTTCAGAGGGCAATAATCCCATCTCAACCGCAGCTCGGTTGATAATAGTATTCACTTCCAAATATCGGGCCATTTTTTATTCCTTTAGTGGTGTTTCAGCTTTTTTAGGGCGGCCACGCTTAGAAGAAGGTTTTTCTGGAGCATTGTCTTCAAGAGCTTTAAGACGCTCTAACAGCTCTGCGTTAATATCGCGCTGTTCAGCTAACGCTTCACTTGCTAGCCCTTCTTTAGCGTTGTCTAAATACTTCTGAGCTTTTTCTTTTAAAGCGTATACGCCTCTAATATTTTGAGCATTTACATCGCTCATAGCAACAAGCTGCTCTAATGTTAAAACGTGCATAAACTTTAGTTCTTCTACCTGAGAACCTTGTATAGCAGGCCATTCAGACAAAGGCGTTCCTTCTACAACGTCTTGGTTTTCCCTTGCTTGAAAGTTTCTCCAATGTTGAGGAAATCGATGCTTGTCAGCTTCACGGGCAGGACGCTCAACAACACTATCCCTGTTTCCAGGAGACATAATTTTAATATAAGGAACGTCCTCATAAATTGGCCTACCTGCTTCTTTAGATTTAGGAAGGCTATGACGGGCAAAAGTATAAAACTTTACTACCAGTGTTTCATCGCCAGCGTTTGATCCTCGATTCATTGCTAAATCGGTTTGTCCGTAATCTGCTTCATTTAACATAGTTTTCGCCTTTTAGTTAAACCCTCTGCGGGGTTTTGAGTAAAGGGGCAAATGCCCCAGTATTTTTAAGGTACTGCTACCCAGCCAGCACCTAATGTAGCTAAAGTGGCATTGCCCGTTGAAACAGGAGCTGCGCCTTCAACAGGAGCGCCTTCTACATTATCAGGATTTGTTGCAGCATTAATTGAGCCAAATTGCATATAACCACTAGCATCTCCGCCAGAACTTGCCGCACCAGCAGGAGTATAAAGAGCTTGAGTTGTATCCCATGTTGTCGCTACGTTTCCAGTTCTAGAAACATTAGCATAACACCCAACAGGACATGCTCCTTGAGGCGTTCTTGGCACAAGAATCGATGGCGCAAAAATATTATATCGTTGCTGTAATAGTGTCCAGTTATAACCAATACTATTTTTGCCCGTAACTTCAGGCAAAGAACCTCCGCCTATATTAATCCCAATGCCAGAATTATTTCCAGCATTAGGATTGGCTCCATTATACCACTGAGCATTAGGCGTTCTGGCTCTTGCTGCATCTCCACCTTGAATGGCAGAAGAATAAAAGTATGTTGCATTAGGCATAAGCTATTTTCCTTATACTGAAACCCAGCCTGTACCTAGTGCCGCCAAATGTGCTTGACCGTCAATAGTAGGGTAAGCATCGTAAACAGGAGCATCGCTTACATCAGCTTGGTTAGTAGCAGTATTAATAGACATTAATGGCGAAACAGCACTGCCATTGCCAGAAATTCCACCAGAGCTTGCTGCGCCTTCAGGCGTGTACAAGACTTGAGTCGTATCCCAAGTTGTTGCTACATTTCCGCTTCTTGGCACAAAACCTACTCCACCAATTACTTGTGATACTTGAGGAGTTCTAGCTGCTGCTTCTTGGTCTAACAGCGTCCAGTTCATGCCAATGCCATTAAAACCTGTTTTTGCTGGTAAAGCTCCGCCAGCAACGTCAATTCCAAGACCGTGAGCATTAGAAGCTGCTGCGTTACCGCCTGACTCCCAAACTACTTGTGTAATTCCCGTTTCTGTCTGCCTGGAACCAGCAGAAGTTAAATCGTCAAAAAATGTAGGACTTGCGTTATATGACATATATTTCTCCAAAAAGAGGGGATTTTACCCCCTAAAGAATAGGAAAGGGCAAATGCCCCTTCCCATTCGGGCGAACTTCTTATGCTGTCAGATCAAGACGGCCTTGAAATTGCGCTCCGCTACAAGTCAAGTTACCAGCCCATGCAAGAATCTGCACTTCTGCGTCTTGGTTAGTTGCATATCGACGGTTAGGTGACAGTGGAACCATGTTACGCCCAGAATGAGGACGATAATGGATGTAATCGCTGTTTAAGAAAAACGCTGTTCCAGCAGGACAAGCATTACCAATGCCGCCATCAAGAACTACATCAGAATCCATAAACTTGATGCTTGCAAAACCAAGGCTACCAGTTTCAGGAGAGCTAAAACGCTGTTGCGCTTGCAGTGATTCCATATAGGTACTCCACACAGAGTTATCCGTCATAATCAAATCAGGACGATCAGTGCCGCGAACCTGCTGAACCCAAAGATCATTCATAAATCCTTGAATTGTAGTTACATCAGGAATAGCACCAGAAGAAACGATCATATTGCGCCAAAACTCATTACCAGCAGTAGCGCGGTTAATGCCGCCATAAGTACCAGTAGTAGGTGTTTCAGAAACAGCCAGATCAAGTCCGTCAATCTGTTTGCCGCCAGCAGCAGTACCATTAGAGTACAAGCCAATAGAAATCAGGTTAGAAAGCGTTGACTCAGCTACTGAAAGACGAGCATCAAGCAAGTCGATCATTTTTTCTCGGCCAGCGTTTTGCAGCATTTCAAGACCAGAAATAACTACTGGAACAGCAGCCTGCTTGATTTGAAAAGCAGCAGCACTAATAACGTCACTTACGCCAACAGGCAAAATGTCGTAGCCAGAATACCAGCCGCCATTGCTGTTTTCAGCAAAAGAAAGTTCTTGAAGAATCTGTGAACCACCAGAAAAGGTTTTAATTTTGCCTTTCTGAGACAAACGCATAAGAACAGCATTGTTTTTAGTTACGTTGTCGGCAATAGTTTTACTGCGCGATTCAATTGTAGTGGCAAGAATGTCACTAATGTTTGGATTTGCCATGAGGCTATCTCCTAAGTTAAAAGGTAATAAGGTTAATTACACTTTATTCTGCCGCTTGAATGGCTGAATACTTAGAAGGAACCGCTTGAATAGCCCTTCAGTTGTAAGACCGCTTGAATGGCCTTTTGTTGCTTATTTTCTATACAGAACCTCACATAATTGGAACTGTACAGAGAATATACATCTATTAACTACATTCGTCCAGCATTATCCCACGCAAAGTTTAAAGCTGCTTCAACGCTGCCAGGAGTATTGCTCGACATAGACCCGCCTGAGTTACCGTGAACACTAGAGGCTGCTCTCTGTTTCTTTTGAACAGATTGTTGCGATTGTCTAGATTGAATTATTTTAGAAATCTGAGGATGAGATATGCAAGCCGTATAATAGGCTTCTTCCATTGACATCTGCCGATTGCGATTAGCGGCCATATCCATTAAATCAGCCATTTCAGAACGAACATCATTATAAAACTCATTCTGAGAACCAAAGTTATTTACTTCTCCAGCAATTTGATTTTGAACATGCTGCTGCTGCTGTTGTTGTTGCTGCTCAAACTGCTGCATGTGTTGCTGATAAGGTGCTACAGCTTGCTGAACAGCCAATTGAACTTCTGATTGCCGCTGCACTTCTGGAGGAGGAGCTTCGCCAACTAACAAAGAGTCTAAAGTCCGTATATCCACACCAAACTGCTTAATAATTCCAGCTACAACTTGCGCTTTTTGAGGGCCACTTCCCATTTGCAGTTGAGAAGCAGACTGTAACAATACTGGAAGAACTTCATTGCCTCCGCCATGCATAGCAAATAGTTGAGAATAAGGCGCAAGCGACCTATCCATAGCTTCGGCGCGTTTAGAATTAGCTCCAAATTTTTGAGCCATTCCTTCCATGCGCTGTTCATTACGAGCAAGATGCTCTTTTATTGCTGGAGGAGTATTAGCCCATTCTTCTCTTGCCTCTGGAGATAATCCAACAGGAGATTGATCGAGATTTGCTGCTTCTTGGCTAATTGGCTCAGGATTTTCATACTCAACTTCTTCAGAAAAGTTATTTTCATCTTGTGCAGCAATGGGTTCAACAGGCTCATCAACAGGATCATATAAAAGACCTTCATCTGATTCAGTTGGATCGCCAGCTCCATTTGCAGCATCCCATGCAGCCGCTAATTCCAAGTTAATGTCGTCTGATTCTATTTCTTCATTCATTTTAATTCGCCCTTTCTGCTCTAATTATAGTTTCGTAAATCTCTTGTTTACGAGCTAGTTTTTCCTGAGATGTATGTTCACCTCTTAGGATTCTTTCTCGCTCCACTCGCTTTTTATCGAGGAAGTTTTGATCGAACTCTGCCGAATTTACAACATTATGTTTTTTATTATGCTCTCTAAGTTGATTTCGATCAGAAATAACAGACTGATCTATTGGAGATACAAATGAAACTATATCACCGTGAATATTGTGACTATGAGAAGAAGGACGGCAATATTCTTCTGCTGGCACTAGCTTTAAAGTTATTGGATGCTGAATAAAACGCGCCATTATTCCTTTTCCTTTAGCCGAGCTTGAGTATACATTTCGTCCATGTTGTATTCATGGTTTACTTCTTGCGAGGCTATATCAAAACGAGCCTGAGCTTCCTCGACAGCAATGTTTGCTTGCATGTTAGCTTGTATCTCAGACATAGAAGCTTGCATCTCACGCGCTATTTCCATCAGCCTGTTCTGAGTTTGTTTTTCTGCAAGAGTCATATCTCTTTCAGAATCCATCTGCATTTTTTGCATTTCGCCCTGAATTTTCATTTGCTGAGTTTGAATATCAGCCTGAGACTTAGCTTGTATCTTAGCCAGCTCGCCCTGCTGCTTAACTTGCGCTCCCTGCAACTTCATTTGCTCAATCTGCATTTTTAGTTGTTCTGGGCTTGGGCCTTTATTCTCGCCTTCTGGAGGCGATTTCTTAGCAATCTCAATAGCATGATCCAAAGTTCCTTCAAGGTATTCTGCTCCTTTATAACCAGCAAGGCTCCATTTCATCAGCTCCATTAAGATTGGAAGTGAACCTGGAATAGCTTGAGCAGCACCAGAAGCGGCCTGAATGTACTGAGACATAGCCATTAAAAACTCTGACCTTTCTGATTGAATTTGAGCATAATCAACCATAGCAATAGATTCTGGGCGTATTTGAACGCGCCATCTAATATCTTCGCTTTGCATTAGATCAAGAGCAGGAGCAACTTTTGGCTTGTCATATTCAGGCAAAAAACCTGCATTAGACTGAGTAACAATGCTTTCTTTGCTAAAATGTTTAGAAATTATTTCAGCTTTAAGTCCTTCAAGATCACTGGCAAACCGAGCAAATTCCTCTTGTAAGGCTTGAATGCCAATACTACCCATCTTGGCTTTTATAGCCTGAGTGCCACCAGAAGTATACTGATCTGTATTCGCGCCACGCATAATGTCGCTCATGCCTGTTATTTCATATAACTGTTCTACTTTAGTTTGCTGCACAGCTTGTAGGGTCTGAAGAACGCCAACAATTTCTTGAACGGGAAACCATTGAATAACGCCTTGCAATCCGCCTTTTTCAGCAAACATGGCCCAGTTATCAACAGGTATTAAATCATTTTCAACGCCTTCTTTTAGCATACGCCCTGCCGAATCTCCAGCAGACTTGTCATATACGCCAACAACTTTAATTGCGCGAGTAATAACGGCAATACGCCCTTGAAGCTCATCAATCTCATTATATAAATCTTGAGCAAAAAGAAAGTCGGCTTTAGGCAAAAACATTGTAGTTGTGGGGTTTGCCACCATAGGGCGGGGCATAGGCCAAAATCCTTCTAATTCAAGAGGATCATCACGCATATCTAGGATCAAATCAGCTCCCTGAGAGAACCAATACACCTTTTTAGTCTTTTTTTCCCAGATTTCCCAAATTTCAGCCTTTTGAATGTTATCTTTTTGCTCTGGGTCGCTATTACTGCTTGATTTTCTATCGCCATCGGCAGTTTGATTTTTATACTCGATATTCTTGGCTATTTGCTCGCCAAAACGCTCTGTAACTTCATCTTTTGTCATCCAACTGCGAAAAGCCCACCAAGGTATCTCTTTCCATGTTCTACCCCAGCCCCAACAAACATCCTGCCAGTGAACATAGTCAATACAAGCACTTTCGTAGTCTAAAACTTCAATTTCTTCCATTTGCATGGTTTGAGGATTAAGATTTATTTCTGTTGTTGTATTTACTTCATAACGAACCCGCGCAGTACCCATTCCAGGCAACAATCTGTCTTGTAAAGAAGCTTTAAGGACAGTTGATAAGTCTTCGCCACTAGGCTCAATGTCATTTTCTAGCATTCTTTGAAACATTAACGATGCTACTCGCGCAATATCGTCATCAGGATCAGAATGCTCACGGCTTACTTCAACAGAAGGAGTGTTTCCGTAAAGCATTGCTAATGTTGTGCTAATATTTTTGTGAAACAAGTTAAGAGTTGCCCCTCCTCGCAACGCATCATAAGACAAGTCTATTTGTCCCTGTCGATCATCAAGGTATCGGCTAACAACTTGAGCGCCTTGTTTTTTATAGCGCCTTAGTCGTTTTTCACAGGCATCCATTTCTTTTTGCCAGTGTTGATGCCACTGTGCTGGAGATTTTTCCTTTTTAGGGGAAGCCATTTCAACAACAGTGGTTTCTTCTATATTAATATCCACTAGGCATTCCCTGTGGAGGCATTTGCGGAGGCATCTGCCCTTGTGGTGGCATTTGCGGAGGCATTTGCCCTTGTGGTGGACCTTGACGCATAGCTTGCGCTTGCATCATTTGAGCAAGCATTGGGTCAATCTGCGGTTGAGCAGGGTCTTGTCCCATAGGCGGCCCAGGCATCATTGTGCCATCAGGCATCATGTGCATAGGAGGCATTTCTGCTGACTGAGGAGGCTGTCCTTGAGGCTGTCCTTGAGGTTGTCCTTGAGGCGGCATCATTTGAGGAGCCTGAGGAGGCATTCCTTGTGGTGGCATTCCTTGTGGGTGCATTCCGTTCATAATTATATCCTATTGGTTAAATTTTAATCGTATCTTACAATTTACACATTGTCTATGTTGCAGCATTTTACTAAATACGAATAATGCTTGAGCGCCAGTTGTCTTCTTTTTTGTCTTTCCACAGTTGATCTAAAGAATACTCAGGTTTAGTTAACAAGGGTTCTTCCATGTCTTCTGTGCTTTCTGTTTCTGATTTGCTTAATTCTGTTACTAAGGCAAAGTAGCGTAGTGAGTCTGAGCCATTACTTGCCCAGTCATGCCGAGGGTGATCGCTATAGCTTTGGAGTTTTTCATTAAAGGAACGGCTGTAAGCCCTCACCGCCTCAATTCCTGAATAACAATTAGCTTTATCTATCTTACACTGAGGCAATAGTAGTCTTACTGCGTCAATGCCATGTTGAACACTAAGCTTGGGAACAACTTTACAAGGGTAGCCGTGATCTACAAATTGCTCAATAGTTGATCTGCCTGTTTGCAAGGATTTTGCTTTGCTATCATGGGGAAGATAGATTCTTTGATATTTATAAGGTTTTCCGTCTAATAACTCAAAATAAAAGTCTAAAGACTGCCCATCATATTCTTCGTAATCAATAAGAATAGGGCCAGTATCTGAAAGTTGCCAGAACCAAAACGCTGTAGAGTCTGTATAGCCAAGATCAGCCGAGACATAAACTTCTTCTAATGGGTCGTATGGAAACTCGCCTATTTGGTTGTTAAGTTCCATTTTTGTTAATAAAGAAGAATAATATGACCCTTGAACGGCTGCTTCAAAAGAACACTCCATCTCTTGTTCATATTGGGCTTCTGTCATTTCAGCCCTAGCTTCTTTTAATGAATCATCATCAAGAAGCCCTGACTCACTGGCTTTTAATGTCATGTAATACCAGTTATCTTCTTCTTGAGCGCGTTTTACCATCTGATAAAAATGGTTTTTACCTTTGGGTGTTCCAATGAACACAGCCCAGCCTTTTCTGTCCAAGAGGGTTGGTAGGACAACCTCTCCCCACAAAGACGGTCTACAGTCACCGTACTCATCCAAAACAATACCGTCAAAGTACAATCCCCTAAGAGCATCGGGGTTATCAGCACCGTAAAGAGTAATGGTTGAGCCGTTGTGTAGTGTCACCCTAAGATCAGATTCTCTGGGAGGCCCACGCCTGATACCTTCTGTAAATTCCTTTAGGTATTCCCAGGCTACTTCTTTGGCTTGTTGTCGGTAGGGGCCGCAGTAAGCAAACTTAGCGCGGGTCTTAGTTGTATATAAGGCGCGGATAACCAGTTCACCAATACAGGAGACTGTCTTGCCAGCCCTTCTGTGGCAGACCATTGCGCTGAATCGCGCACTACGACCGTGAAACGGCAGGAACTGCTCACGAGGTTTATAGCTTAAATGAAACTCAGACGATGTTTCATGCGGGTTCACGTTAGTAACCTCTAATAACTTTAGCCTGCTGTTTTTGTCGGTTAGTGGCAGCCCTTTGATTGCGTTTGGGCAAAGACTCTTGCGTTTCTTCTTTTTCCCACTTCTTAGCAATAGCGGGTTCATTAGCATGAAGATAGGCGCGTTGCTTTTGACTTTTAAAAGGCATAACTAGCGCGACTTAGCCACAGCAAGAATCTGTAGGACAATGGTTGGCACGATAAAGAACTGGGTAATGTGACCTAGTATATACGCCCAATCCTTACCAAAAACAGATTCCTTTGTTAATACGGGAAACAGATACCGCAAATTCTCAACATCCATATTTGTGTAGCTGTGACCTACTTGTGCAATGCACCACCATAGTCGAGTACCACACTCACCATGACCTTCAGTAGAGATGTATTCATGTTTGGCAGTATAGAGTCTTTCTTTGTATGTACTCATTTTTGTTATCCCCAATAATAGAATGGCAACATTTATATAAATATCTTAGGTAGTTAACGCTGTTTGTGTTTTCGTTGCAAAGCGCACAAATAACGCCATCACGGTTAAGCAAATAATTATCGTCACAACAAATATAACAAGGCTTTTTATTTGCCATTAGTCATCTAGTCCTGATCGGGGAAGGTCATTGCTAATACGGATGTTTACATCACCGACCAAGCCCTGAGTGGGTTGTAGGTTAGGCACCATCTTAACAAGTTGATTAAGGTATTTACTGGGGTTCTCTCTAGCCCACTCTAGTATCCAGTCCTCACCGCCTAAGCGCATAAAGACATTAGAGTAAACACCCATGAGAGGATGCTGAGAGTGCAAAGAGTTAATGACAAGCTGATTA